AGGCACAGGTAAAAAGCCCAAGGGTTCAGGTAGACGGTTATATACAGACGAAAACCCTAAAGATACAGTCAGTATTAAGTACGCTACACCTACAGATGCACGCAAAACAGTTGCTAAGGTTAAAAGAATAAATAAGCCTTTTGCCCGCAAAATACAAATACTTACGGTCTTAGAGCAAAGAGCTAAAGTAGCAGGTAAACTTGCACAGGCTAAAATAGCCAAAGCTGGTAAAGAAGCTATTAGGAAAGCACGTAAGAAGTAATCTCGGGGTCATAAAAAAAAGATGAATGAATTATTAATTATGCTTGAAGGTTTGCGTAAAGATATTTGCAAATTATTTGGTAAATAAATGGCTAAAACAGAATTACAAGAATACGGGGAATCCGTTATAATGCTTAACCTTGTCTTTTATCAACACAAGTACGAAGCAACAAAAGCGATAATTGAAAAACATTTAGATACTTTGTCACCTCTGTTTAAAACAGAGCTGGAAGAATGCGTTAAAAATATTGAAAGTCAGAAGCAAGAAATGCTTGATAATATGAAGCAGAAAAAAAATAAAGTGACATAACTATTATTGTCAGACTTTTGTCATAGAGGGCGTGACGTGGGAAACCTTGATAAACAAAGGGCTAGGGTATTTTTGCATTTTTTTCATTTTTGTCAGGGGAAGAGAGACTAATATACTTATAAATATACAAAGAACTTGACAGCCTAAGTCGGGTTCGCTAAGATCGAAACTTATACATATATAGGATATGTAGGGCTAGCCACATCTAAGGGGCTAGATATAGCCCATCTACTTTACATCTACACAAAGTATCATCTAGTATAAGCACATATGAAAGAAGAACAGTCGGGGTTTGAGCCTATCCTGGATGAAGCAGAAGATCCAGCCATAGAGTTTTTTAATCTATCCAACAAACTTAATCGTATGCAGCGTATCTTTGTCTGGAAAGTTGTTAATAATCCCCAGATGTCGTATGTTGAATGTGCGAGGAAGTCGGGGTACAAAGACGCTAGGCAGTCGGCCTATAAGCTACTTAAACATCCAGAAGTAAAGAAAGAGATAAATTATCTCCTGGGAGAAGTTCGTAAGAAGTATGAGTTGAACCAGGATCGGGCTGTCAAAGATTTGTACGACATTCGGGACAAAGCCCTGGAGTCGGGTTCATTTAATGCGGCAATCGCCGCTCAGAATAGTTTGCTGAAAGTTGGTGGCTTGGTGGTAGATAAGAAAGAAGTGCGTTTTGGTAAAATAGATCAGATGTCTCGTGCTGAGATCGAGAATAGATTAAAGGTTTTAATGGGTGATGTTATTGAGGGTGAGCTGACAGACGAGACTGAGGAATCAATCTCGCCATCTGCTGTCGATCTCGTCAAAGATGATACTGCACAAAAAGAATAACAAGAAAAAGAGCCAACCAGTCACAATTTAAGTTATTTTATTTCCCCTGTTACACATTTTCGCATATAGGTTTTAGTAAACTTAAACGGCTTGTAGTCAAACTCTCTGTCGCACTCTAAGGTAGAGTAGCCTTTTTCATACATTTCGACCCAACCTTTGTTTTCGTAGTCGCCATTGATTAAATGTATGAAGATGTAGTTACCTACAACACCAAACTCTTTAAAGTCTTTCTTATCTAAATATATTCCTCTGTTGCCAAAGTATTGTATTAGGTCGGCTTTAGTCATTAGAACCCCCATCAAAATAAAAACTGTAATGACAGTTATGGTTATTGTTTCTGATAAACATATATTTTACGGGACACTTTGCTAGCCATTCAAAAAATTTAGGAGACATTTTGGTTTCATAGTTTTTTATAACTATTGCACTCGGTAGGTCTTTAGGGCTATAACCCAAATCTAAAATTTCTTGCACTTCTTCTTCTGACAAATCTTTATAAGTTACTTGTCTTTGTGTTGTGTGTTTATGTGTCATAAATAATCTCCTGTAATACTTTCATAATCTGCTTGTATGTCGGCTAAGTCCATACCTTTAAAATTGCAATAGACAGTTTCAAATACATGATCTCTTAATGAATCGGTATCTGAATTTTCTACCCAACTTATGATCATTTTCACATAGTGATCTACAATTGCATTTTCCATTTCTTCTCTAGTCATTATTAACCCACTCCTCATATTCTGTCTCTGCTTCTAATTCGTCTAAATGCCCATCTATTACATTAGCTACCGAATCAGGTATATCAACTATATCTTCTGTAGAATCATCTTCCCAAGTGATAACTAATTTCCATCCTGTTATTTTCATAATATCTCCAAAGTTAAATGGTAGTTTTGATGAAGCAGACTACCAACTGCATTAGCAAATTGTGGTTTTGTTGTTTTGAGTCTGTACAAACCTCCACGCACGTGTGGGAAAATCAGACTTAGGTTAATGCACTCCTTCTAATCTCTGAACAGAGCCTGTAACTTCAGCTAATTTACTTTCCATCCAATTCATGTTGTCCTGGTAAAAAGGGGCATTCTCTTGAACGGCTATTTGTTTAGCTAGTTTTTGTGTATCTGTCCACAAGTCTTTATCTAACTCCTCTAAGTCTTCGCACATATGGCTTAATATGTTCTCTAACTTAGCTTCATTCTTTTTAGTATCGGGACAAGTCATAAGGAGAAAGAAGCACACGGCTACTCTCTCCTTTGCATTTTTAGGGTTTTTGATTAATTCCTGTATATCTAGCTTTATCATGTTAAACTCCAAACTGATTTTTAAGTGAAGTAATAAGTTTTTCAAAATCTACGGCATCACCTA